TTCAACTGGTTGCTCAACTTTAACTGGAGTTTCAACTACTTCAGGTTTAACTGGGGTTTCAACTGGTTTAATTACTTTATTTATAGGTGAAGGTGTAGAACCTGTTGATCCACCGTCTCCTAATATAAAAGGCATACCACCAACAACTAAAGTTCCACCAAGAACTGCGATTGCAGGTAACATTTTATTCACTTATATATTATTAAGATGTTTAATTTAGTTGAAGAAACTTATAAAAATAGACTTGAAAATAATTTAATTAAATCTGCCCAAATAAAAGATTCATGGTTTTCTTTAATATTTAATATAGTATCTTTAAGTTTAGTTTTAGGAAGTTTTATTTATTTTTTATATGCTTCATATAATCCTAATCCACCTGAAGCTCCACCTAATATAAAATTTACAGCAGTTCCATGGTTAAACGCTGTAAAAAATGTCCCATCATCAGAACAATATGGACAATTACCTAAAACTGAAATTGGAAGTAGTATACAGGGGTTTGAGTATAGATCAAGCACAGCAACGTTTTAATGAATTAAAAGGACAACCACAACCTATAATTAAACCTAAGAGAAAATTAAAGAAATGAATTCATCTTCATATACACAATTAAAAAAATCATTAAGTATTGCAAAAGCTTCAAAAATACAATATACAAATAATAAAGTTTCTGTTGAATTTTTAAATATTGGTATTACACCATGTATAATAAATAAAAATCAAATTACTTATACGATACCAAAATGCATATGTCTCTTAACAAAAAACAGGTAATATAAATAATAATGTTATCATTACTTTGGGTATTTATTGGATTTATTACAGGATTATTTATTGTATCTATATTTGAACCGCCATTTAGAACTATACCAAGTTTACCTGTACCAAATGAAACTAATATATTTCGTACTCAAAAAGGTGGTTGTGTTAATATAATTTCAGAAGATATTGAATGTTCTGATAAAGCTATTTCTTTAGGTTTAATAAATGATAAGTAATTTACTTCATAATCCAAAATCTGAATTTTTCTTTTCATTTTTAGTTGGTGTAGGTTTATCTATAATGTTATTTCATAGACCTCTAAAATGGCAAAAAATCTTATCAATGAAACCATCAGATATTGAAGGTAAAATTGTTAAATCAAATGGTAAATGTGTAATTTATCGCGTAGAGGATAGTTCTTGTGATTTAGTATCTTCTAAATAAAATATAAAATGGATTCAACTGATTTATCTGAACTTTTAGCAAATGCTCCTGTTCAACAACAACAATTTGCTCCAATGGCAGGTGGAGGTGATCCATTTAGTAATCCTATAACACCACCAATGCAAACGAAACCTGCTGTAGATTATACACCACAATTTTCTATGTTAAGATATTCTTTAAAAAATTTATTTAGTTATTTTTCTTATTTTTTAGCAGCATTTATAATATCATTAAGTACACCAAGAACTTTATTATTACAACATATTCCTAATACTTATACAACAGGTGGTGTAGTATCATATTCAGGAGCAGCAGTTTTAGGTATATCCGCCGTCGTATTATCATACATATTTACAGCTGTCTTCCATACATTATTCTAAAGATGGATTTTATTGATAATTTGCGCCGTGCTTCATTAGGTGCAAGACTTGATAATTTTGCATATTTTTATCCTAATATTATTGTAGGTGCTGGATTTATGTTAACACCTGAATTTATGCATGAAAATTCAATTACACATGTAATTAATTGTGCATTTGAAGAACATTCACCTGTTTGGTTTAAACAAGTATATCCTAAAAAATATGTTTGTTTAAATGCTTTAGATGGTGATGTAGATATTTTACAATGGTATCCAAAATTTAAAGAATATATGGATAAATTTATTAAAGATAAAGAATCTAATAAAATTTTTGTTCATTGTCAATGGGGTATGAATCGTAGTGGATTTTTAACATTAGCATATGTATGTAAAGAATATAATTTAACAATGAAACAAGTTATGGTAAATACTTTATGTCAAAGACCATGTTTATATCAAAATAGACGTTTTCTAAAAGATGTTTCTTGTATGTTAAATAATGGATAACTCTGTATGGTCTTCAAGTGGTGCACAATCTATTATGGGGCCATCATATAGTTATGTAGATCATATACAAAGTCCATCAGCACTTGGTGTTGGTTCAGATGGTTCAATGTCACAAATTGCTAGAAATACTGAAGGTATTATACAATATGTACAATATTTAATTAGTGGTCCAGCATTAGGTAATCGTTTTTTTATTAAAACTGGTGGAACATGTAAAGCACCTGATGGTTCTACACAAACAAGATCAAATTATGTTAATAATGTAACTGATGCTGCTGATATTTTACCTGAATCAATGCGTCGTGATTTAGGCGGTTTAGCATCAGATTTTAATGGTTTAATTCCTGGTATGATACAAGATATAGAAGGATTAAATCCTGTATCATTATTTAATTCATTATCTGTAGATTCTGTACCAACATGTGAATGTTATTCATGTCCTGTATCATCAGGTGTAGGAACAGCATTTTTGAATACTACTTTATCACCTGATTATGATCCTGATTTATGCCAAAAAGTTGATCCATCAGCATGTAAAACGCAAGAAGGATTTGAAAATTCTGAAAGTTCAAAACCTTTAATAATTGCTTTAATACTTTTAGGAATTATACAACTCATTTAAAATTGAAAAAACATTAAAGAGTATAAACATGTCTGATTCATTTCGTTTGAAACGTTCACGTGAAATTAAACAGACAAATTTAGGAGGAACATTAGATTCTGTCCATCAAATTACATTACAATCATTAAAAGATTCTGAAACTGATCGTGAATTTTTATTACAAACTATAAAAGAACTTGAAGAATCTAATGAAATAGATGAAAAAAAATGTATAGAAAATTATACAAAATTACAATTATGTAAACAAAAATTAAAAGAATATGAATCTACAAAATCATATTTTACAAAAAATACAGATATATTTTTAAAATATTATGATGAAAAAGAAACAATTTCACAAATAACAACAAAACCACAAGATCATACATTTATGAAATATGTTATACAGACATCAAATGGAACATCAAAAAAACAAATATTTGATGATTATTTATCAAGAATGAAATTATATACTGGATCAGAAAAAGTATCTTTAGATTCTGAACATTGTACAAATTGTAATATAGCAAGAGAAGAGAATTTATCTGAAGGTATATTAGTATGTCCTGAATGTGGATCAGAAGAATATTTAATGGTTGTATCAGATTTTACAGGATTTAAAGATCCACCAAAAGAAAGAAATAATTATGCATATAAAAAAATTAATCATTTAAATGAAATTTTAAATCAATTTCAAGCAAAAGAATCAACAATAATACCCGATGATTTAATGAATGAAGTTATAATAGAAATACGAAAACGTAGAATTAAAAATATAGCAGATTTATGTGAAAAAGATATTAGGGAAATTTTAAAGAAATTAAATCGTAGTAAATATTACGAACATGCCGCGCACATATTATCTAGACTCAATGGAAATCCACCACCAACAATCACCCCGGAGATTGAAGAGAAAATACGTACAATGTTTAATGAAATTCAAGCACCATTTCTTATGTATTGTCCTAATGATCGTACTAATTTCCTTAGTTATTCATACATTTTATATAAATTTTTCGAACTTTTAGAATTAGATGAATATAAAGTATATTTTCCTTTGTTGAAATCAAGAGATAGATTAATTTCACATGATCAAATTTGGGAAAAAATATGTGAATATTTAAGATGGGAATTTATTCGAAGTGTTTAATTAGATAACATATTCTTCTTGGAAATTTCTTTTTCTCACGATTTTCTTCAATTATTGTTTTAAGTTCATCATATGGAATTTTATTTTTATAACCTTTAATATACCAAGCACCTGGTCTTTTTGGACTAATATAACTAGTTTTAGAAATTAATGGAGCTTTTAGTTCAATTGCTTGTTTTAAGATGTCTATAAATGGTATATCTCTACTAAAACTTTTTTCTTCAAAATCTCTACTTCCACTATCACTTTTATATGTTGTGATTTCCATCTTTTTTTATAGTTCTCATAAATTAAAAACAAATTCGTTTTTTAATGGTAATTTCCATTATAATACCATCTTCGGAGAAAAGAGATTTATCTTGAATATAATCTTTGTCATTTGTCCAA